CTAAAGCTACAGAGATGGAGAAAGCTATTACAGATGCAAAAGATATGGATGCTTTCATAGCTTTGTTCTTATCATGGGATGGTGATGGCAATAAGTCAGGAATACTTTATGATTGGCCTGAATTGGTAGAGTAATTAAATGCCTTTAAATAAAATCACATTTAAACCAGGGGTAAACAGAGAAACTACTTCTTATGGGGATGAGAACGGGTGGTTTGACTCTGATCTTATAAGGTTTCGTAAAGGAAGACCCGAAAAGATGGGCGGGTGGACTCGATTAACCAGCCAAACCATAGAGGGTGTTGGAAGATCTTTGCATACATGGTCTACATTAGATAACTCTAATCTTATGGGGCTTGGTACAGAGGCTAAGTTTTACATAGAGAACGGTGGTGGGTATAACGATATAACTCCTATACGATCTACGGTGACTTTAGGAACTAATCCTTTTACAACAGGTAGCGCTGGTTCAGGAATATTAACTGTAACGGCTCCTGCTCACGGCGCTGTTAATGGAGACTTTGTAACCTTTAGCGGGTCTTCTGCTGTAGATAGTATTGGAGCGTCAGCAATAAATAGAGAGCATGAGATTACCCTTATTGATTCTAACAGTTTTACTGTAACAACCACAGGATCTGCGGGAAGTGGGTCTACGGCAGGAGGTGGGTCTTCTGTTATAGCAGCTTATCAAATTAATACGGGATTAGGAACTGTGGTATCAGGCAATGGTTGGGGGGCAGGTCTCTATGGAGGCATATCTTCTTTCTACTCTCAAACAACTTTAGCAACGGGAATCAACGATTCAATTACATCAGCTATTGTTCTTACAAGTGCTTCTGATTTTGAAACCGTAGCTACTACAACTTCCGCTGATTTAACAGCGACAAGTGCTTCTATTCCTGTGGCAAATTCTTCAGGTTTTCCTTCTAAGGGAACAGTAAAAATAGGCAGTGAGTTTATTAGGTATACAACTAATGCAAGTAACGCCCTTTCGGATTTAACCAGAGCTTCTGACGGGTCTACCGCTGCCACCAGTAGTAGTGGAGATGCTGTTACTTTTGTAGGTTTAATTAAAATAGAAAACGAACTCGTGCTGTATACAGGTAAAACAAGTAACACATTAAACGCTGGTGTTGTAAGAGGAGCTAGAGGAACAACAGCAGTTTCTCATAGTTCAGGAGTTGATGTTAAAGAAGCGAATGACTTTATAGGATGGGGTGATGCCGCCTCTACTTCAGCAAGTGTAGGATCTAACATACGTCTTTGGTCTCAAGATAATTTTGGTGAAGACTTGGTGATGAATGTTTTTGACGGAGGCGTATATTACTGGGATAAAACTTTAGGATTAAACGCTCGAGCAACCCCTCTTTCTTCTCAATCAGGTGCTTCTGACGCACCAACAGTTGCTAGAAAGGTTTTGATATCAGGCGCTGATAGACATGTTATTTGTTTTGGCTGTAACCCTAGAGGAGAAACTGATCAAGATCTTTTACAAGTAAGATGGTCTGATCAAGAGAATCCGTTTAACTGGACACCTCAAGTAGATAACACAGCGGGTGGCATCAGGATATCTTCAGGTTCACAAATTATATCCGCTCAAAGAACACGACAAGAAATATTGATATGGACAGATGTTAACATGCACGCAATGAGGTTCGTGGGCGGTGATCTTGTGTTCTCCTTTTCTTTAGTTGCGGGTAATACTTCGTTGTTAGGTCCTAACGTATCAGTGACCGTGGGCGATAGGGTATTCTGGATGGATAGAGAAAACTTCTACGCTTACTCAGGAAGTGTGCAAGTTATTCCGTGTACTGTTCTTAGATATGTTTTTGACAACATTAACCTAGAGCAAAGCTTTAAGTTTTTTGCCGCATCTAATCGTATGTTTGACGAAGTTTTTTGGTTTTACGCTACCGCAGACTCCGAAGAAATCGACAAGTACGTTAAGTTTAACTATACTGAAGGCACATGGGACATAGGATCGTTATCTCGAACAGCTTGGGTAGACTATGGTATACACGATAACCCAAGAGGATGTGGTGTTACTGGCGGAGCTAATGTAGTATACATTCATGAGAACGGTGAAGATGATGACGGAACTGCCATGACATGTTTTATAGAGTCTGCGGACTTTGACCAAGGAGATGGTGAAACCTATATGTTTATGAACAGACTTATTCCAGACATAGACATAACAGATAGCAGTACTGACTCTTCTGGTTCTGTAAGTTATATCTTAAAGACTAGAAATTTTCCTGGAGATAGCCTAACAACTAACTCAACAAATGCTGTTACACCTACAACTCAACAAGTCTTTTTAAGAGGACGCTCACGGCAAGCAGTTTTACGAATACAGAGTTCTGTAAAAGACATGGCATGGACTTTAGGAGATTTACGTATGGATATTAGACCTGATGGGAGAAGGTAATGGGAAGTTTATTAGACCATAGTTTTCCAGATGCTCCTAATGCATATGATCAGGCGCTTTTCCAAAGAATTTTACGGGACATAGAAATGGCCCTTACTAAGAAAGAATTTCCTATTGAGATAGAGAGTAAAGATAACAGTCGAGCATTAAGTTGGTTCTTTGAATAATGGCCTCAGTATATAAAAATATCGTAACTACGGTTGGATCCACGGGAGATGTCACAATTTATACGTGTCCAGCGGCTACAGAAGCTATTATTAAAGACATTAATTTGTACAATAGCCATAGTGGCTCTATAGTGGTATTCACTAAGATAACGGATACTTCTGCTTCTGCTACGGTTACGTTAAGAAAAGAAACGATTACGACTTTAGCTACTTCTGTTCTTCTTGAAGGTCCGTTTGCATTAGAAGCGGGTGATTTGTTAATCTTAAACTGTGACACTGCGTCAAAAATAATGGTGTTCGGTAGCGTATTAGAGGTATCACGATGATGGAATCAAATGTAAAACTTAGTGGAGAACCTTCCGCCCAAGCCCTTGCTTCAGGGTTAGCGACATTAGGACGGTATGGTGATAACTACATGGTTCACGCTGCTGAAGGTGAGACTTTTGTACCTAAAGAAATTTTAGACGCAAACCCCGCTCTTAAAACACAGCTATTTAATCAAATGAAAGCTATGGGTATTGAAGAACCTAATCGTTACGTAGTTGGTGATGCTCTTAACTCTATCAACCCTGTAACAGGTCAGCCTGAATTTTTCTTTAAAAAGATATTTAAGGCTGTTAAGAACGTGTTTAAGAAAGTTCTTCCAATTGCCGCACCTATAATAGGCAACATTATTGCACCGGGAATCGGTGGTATTATAGCTTCTGGACTTACAACCAAACTTCAAGGCGGATCTTGGGGTGATGCTTTAAAGTCGGCTGGATTATCCTATGCTGGTGGTGCTTTAACCCAAGGTATTATGGGTGGATTAAACGCCGCACCAGGACAATTTGGAACTGGTTTTACTGAAGGATTATCCGCAGGTGCTATGGCTCCTTTTCAAGCTGCACAAGGTCTAGTGGGGGTAGGAGATTACGCGAATCCTTTAAAGCAAGGTATTTTTAGCGGTAACTATTTCGAAGGAAAGGACTTAGGAACTTTTGGAGGGATTAAAGATACTTTACTTCCAACCTATGATAAGACAGGTGGCGGTATTACAGGTACAACCACACTTAACTCACGACCCAGTGGCGGCAAGGCTGTTTTAAATAACACAGGTCAAAATATTAACGCAGATTATGGTTTGAAAAGTCCAAATGATTTTATTACGGTTAATACTGAGGGTATTTTAGGGGGTAGTGGTCCGATAACACCCGCTGTTTCAGATCCTAGTTTCCTTAGTAAAGAAGGACTTAAAAAATTCGCTTCTTCCAACTTGGGCGGTAACCTTATAACCGGAGCTTTAGTTGGAGGTCTTACTTATATAACTGCTCCTGACCCTGAAAGTGATGAAGAAATTTTGGCAAAATTAGGTCCAGCATCAGCAGAAAGAAGAGCTTACGAAGAGCTTATCGCTGGTAGAGCATCCGATCCAACCTTTCCCACTACTCCAGAAGGGCAAGCCTTATTAAGAGCAGCGGGCCTGACTCCTACTAGAACCGCAGAACAAATGGCGCGGGCAGCAGGAGTTAGTGTTGCAGACGCTCAAAATTTTCAAAAAAGACGTTACGGTAAAACATTCGCAGCGGGTGGCGGAGAAATCATTGGACCAGGATCAGGAACTTCTGATAGTATACCAGCAATGCTTTCCGATGGAGAGTTTGTTATGACTGCCGAAGCAGTACGAAATGCTGGCAACGGTGACCGTGATCTAGGAGCCGCAAGAATGTATGACATGATGAATAAATTTGAGAGGGCAGTATAATGGCAGTTACCCAAACCAGTACAGAGCTACGCCAAGCTCCTTATATTGAGGAAGCTGGTAAAACCATACTTGATCAAGCTTTACTACTAGGTGAGACCCCCGTTAATCTTGCTGATATAGGTGCTACTCAGCAAATAGCTTCTCTTGACCCTCAGACACAAGCCGCTATTTCAGCGGGAGGCGGTCTAGGACAGTTTCAAGATTTT